TGTGGGCCGCCGCCCATGGTCATATTAAATTCGTAGCTGCTTTCTCAGACGCTGCATCTCAGGCTGAGACTCACTTATTAACTTTTAAAAATGAACTGGAGACAAATGAATATCTCAAGACAGATTACCCAGAATTATGCACACCTAAAGTTGTCGGTTCAACTGGGCGTAGCTTGGCAGCAAATGCTTGGCGTATTATTCAAGCAAATGATTTTATCTTTGACGCTAATGGTATTGATACTAACTCTCTGGGTAAGAAAGTATTTGGGCAACGTCCTGATCTCATTATTCTTGACGATATTGAGAAGGGTGAAAAGAATTACTCCGAATATCAGGCAGGTCAACAGCGTAGAACGGTATTTGACGACATTGCTCCTATGAATATCTATGCCCGTATGATTATTGTGGGCACAACAACTATGCCTAACTCTATGATGGATGAATTCAGAAAGTATGCTGAAGGAAATAGAGATCAGGCTTTAGAATGGATTTCAGACCAGAATGTAGACGTTCACTATTATCCAGCCATTATGACAGCAGATGATGGCTCAGAACGCTCTGTATGGCCTGAGAAATGGCCTCTAGAGTGGCTCAATAGCCAAAGACACCTACGTGACTTTGCTAAGAACTACATGAATAAGCCAGTAAACCTTGATGGCAACTTCTGGACATACGAAGATGTAATTATTAAAGAAGGTGAATATGGAAATACCATTATTTCTATTGACCCAGCTGTAACCAAGGGAAAGATTTCTGACTATACTGGCATTGCCGTATTAAGCAGAGGAGAAGATGACAATATCTACGTAAGAGATGCTTTTCAGCTGAAAGTATCTCCGTCAGAGTTATCTGAACGAGTTGCAATACTCGTAGATGTATATGATCCTGGTGTCATATATGTTGAAACCAACCAGGGTGGAGATCTATGGAAGGATGTATTTAAAGATATTCCTGTAAAATATAGATCAATACGACAATCAGTATCAAAGCAGGTACGAGCAGGGAAGGCATTAAATTACTACCAACAAGGTAAGGTATGCCATGTTTCACACTTCCCAGCCCTTGAAGAACAGATGTGGAGCTTTCCAAAAGTAAGCCACGATGACGTTCTTGACGCTGTTGTGTCAGGTATATTGTACTTTTTGGACAATAAGACACCTAAAGTGCTTGCTAAACAATTAAATTACTTAAGGAGATAAAAATGGATTATATTAGACTAGCAATAGACTATATTATTACTAAAAGAGAAGCTTATAATCGCTCTGAGACATATTATGAGGGCACACAGCCAGAACTTTTCTTGAACCAGCGATGGTTTAAACTATTTAAAAACAATACAGGCGATTTCCGCTTTAACTTCAGCAAAACTGTTGTTGATGCGGTTCTAAACAGACTTGAAATCGAACAAGTAGAGTCAGACTCACCTGTAGCAGACGAATACTTCTCAGAATTGCTTGAACAGCCAGATATTCGGATTGATATGAACGAAATTCATAGAAATGCCCTTATTTATGGTGATGCCTACGCAATTGTATGGCCAGATGAGACTGGAAAGATGGCAATTGATTACAACTCACCTCTTTCAACAGTAATTATCTATGACCAAGAGAATCCAAGAAAGAAGCTATTTGCAGCTAAGATGTGGCAATATGCTGATTACAATGTAAAGAAAGTTTATCTTAACCTTTACTTCCCAGACAGAATTGAAAAGTATGAAGGTATGGGAGAAGTAGAATATCTAGGATCAGCTCAAGGAATTAACTTTAATCTATACGATACAGTTCCTAATCCTTGGGGAGAAATTCCTGTATTCCATTTCCGCACACACAAGCCTTATGGCCGTCCAGAACATGCAGACGCATTTGGACCACAAGATGCAATTAACAAATTGATCTCTACCCACATGCTTACTGTAGATTATCAAGGTGCTCCACAGCGCTATGCTCTTGCAAACGGTGGATCTACAGCAGAACTAGATGATTTCTCAGAGGGAGAAACAGCTAGAGAAAATATTGCAGCTCTACAAAATGGTCCAGGACAACTTTGGTACTTACAAGGAGTTACAGCAGTTGGACAATTTGCAGCGGCTGACCCAGATACATTTACAAAGCCAGTTCATGAATTTGTAAACCAAATGGCAGCAATTACATCAACACCAGTACATTATTTCTCAAGCACAGGATATTTGCCATCAGGACAAGCTCTTCGTGTTTCAGAAGCACCTCTTACAAAGAAAATCAAGAATCGCCAAATGTCATTTGAGTCTTCATGGAGAGATTTGTTCTTATTCATGCTTAAGATTGAAGGCATTACAGCAAATATTGATATTGACTGGGCAACAATTGAAACAGTAGACGCTGTAGACAATTGGGATGTAGCAGTTCGTAAGAAGTCAGTAGGAATGCCATTAGAGCAGATCCTTCTTGAACTAGACTATGATCCAGAAATAGCTAAGGTTATTTCTGCAGAAGCTAGCACAGCCAACGCAGCAGTTCAACAGGCACAAAGCTCAACAGAAATCTCATTAAGAGGAACTGGATTAAATACAAACAACCTAGCTCTGCAGCAAGCAGCAGCTGATAATAGTACAGGAGAATAATAAATGGAAGAACAGAATGTCGTAGAAGGTACATCTGACGAAATTCGTGATCCTAAAGCGGTCTTAGATGCTTTAGCAAATGCGAAGGCAGAGGCCAAGAAGTTTAGACTGGAAAAGGAAGCCTTGGAACAACAGATAAATGAATCATCTGCCAAGGCCTCCCAAGTACAGGCTAAATTAATAAATGAAAAAATTAATAAATATCTATCTGAGTTAGGTATTCAGCATGGAGATAAGCTTTTTAAATATATTAAATTAGACACATTATCTTTGACTGAAGACTTTGAGGTGGCAGGTCTTGATGAGCAAGTTGCTACATTAAAGACAGACTTTCCAGAACTATTTGACCCTAGATTTATTGTTGCAGGAAAAGCAGATGCTGGTGTAAGCAATCCAGTAGATACTCCAATGACAGCAAGTGATTTACAGGCTAAATTAGTACTAAAAAGATAGAAAATAAGGTATAATTGTTCTATGCAACTCCAGATGGACATTTGGATTGCGATTAATATATTCGGACGATTATATGTTCAAAATTCAAATTAACCAATTTAAAGGAGATTAACATGGCCGCAGGTCGCACAGATCTCACAGAGAACAATGGCTATATTCCAGAAGAAAAGGGATCCGTTGCTATTCAAGCAACAATCGCTAATTCTGTTGTAGAAGCTTTTGCTCGTCGTGAGAATATGGCATCTCGTACAAAAGGCGTTCCACGCTTCGTATCAGATGCACCAGTAGTTGTTGCAGAAGGCGTAGACATTCCAAATTCAGATACAACTCTGGATGAGATTGTTCTTACAGCTAAGAAGTATGCACAAATTTTCAACATTTCAGAGGAAGATCTTAACGATTCACTCGTAGACACACTTAATACTTACAAGAGAGAGTGGGCATCACTCTGGGCACGTAAGTATGACAATGCTTGCCTTGGCGTAACAGCTGTAGGCGACGGAGATGACGGACAACCGTTCAACTCATTGTATTACACAGTTTCACAGTACAACTCAGCATCAAACCGCATTCAGACAGCTGGAGCGTTGACATTCAACGATATTTCAGATGCTCTTGGTCTTGCTGAATCAAGCAAGTACTTTGATGCTGCTAACACAGTATTTATCGCACACCCAAAGATGCTTTCACACATTCGTAACATGGAAACAACAGGTGGAAACCTAGTTCTTCCAGATCCAATGGGTGCACGTCCAGGATCATTATTTGGATATCCTCTAGTTGTTTCTTACGGAGCTGCTACATCAGCAGCTGCTTCAGCAACACCATCAGGAAACCCACTTCTTATTGTCGGTAACCGCAATATGATGATCAATGGTGTTCGTTCAACAATCGAATCAGCTGTATCTCGTGATGCAGACTTTTCAAAGGATGGAGTTCTTCTTAAGACACGAGTTCGTCGTGGCTTCGCAGTTGCAGCAGCTGAGGCTTTTGCAATCGTTGAGAAGACTTCAGCATAAGGGGGGAAATAGAATATGCCATCAAAACTATACGGCCAGTTTCTAGCTAAGGCCCTAAACAAGGAAGTAGATTGGGATTCAGATTCTATCAAGGTAGGTCTTCTATCATCTTCTTACACACCAAACCAGGATACACATGATTACTATGATGATGTGAACACCTATGAAGTTTCTGGAACTGGCTACACAGCTGGTGGACAGACTCTTGGAAGCAAGACTGTAACTTATGATTCAGCAAACAACGTCATTATTCTTGACGCTGCTGATACAACATGGTCTTCTTCAACAATTACAGCACGTTATGCAGTAATTTACGATGACTCAGGTGCTACAAATGCATCTAAGGCATTAATCGGTTATGTTGATTTTGGTTCAGACCAATCTTCAACTAACGGTAACTTTACAATCACATGGGATGCGACTGGTATTGTTCGTATCACAGTAGCGTAATAGGTTAGCTACATGGACGTAAGAGTAGAAGCGGGACCACTAATGGCAGGTTGCCATATCGTGGAGTCAAAACTAACTGTAGAGACAGTTCTAGATGTTGTCATTTTGTCTCCAGTAGTTTCCCGCTTCTCTCTTGCTCCAGTTATTTCAGTAGGTGGACAAAGCATTTCAACAATTCAACCAGAATTTTTTAAGAAGGAGACTATGGCTGTAGCTTAGGCTCCAGCCATTTTTTATTATGCCAACAGCATTTGAGAACAGAATTGCAACTTTAACAGCACCTATGTGGTGGCTTAAGATGGACACATCTGCATCAGCAGTTACTAACTCAGGAAGTTTTGGAGCGCTAGTATCTGGAAATAGGTTAGGTTCAGCTAATGGCGCAGTGTTAACTGCTGGTGGCAAATCAGGGGATTATATAAATTTCCCATATGGAAATAATGCAACAAATGGACAAACATATTTCTCTGTAGATCCATCAACAACTGATTCTGCAGCAATCTTTAACCATTCTCAAAATTGGACATTTGAATTTTTCTTTAAAACACCGCAAACTTATTCAAACAGTAATCCATTTTATATATTCTTTATGGGTTCATCTGGATCAGAACAAATTTCAGCATATATAAATCCACCTTTTGTTGCCAACCCTGGAAAATTAACAGTTTTTATGACTGGTACATCTACAAACTTATCTCTTTTATCAACAAATAGACTTGATGATAATGAATGGCACCATGTAGCAATTGTTCATACTGCAAATACTGGAACAGCATTATATGTAGATGGATCTTTAAATCAAAACTTAACACACGCAAGCTTTGGAAATCAATATAAGATCTTTGACAGATATTCAAATCTACTTATTGGATCAGGTAGTGCACCAGCAACACAAGCATTTCTTGGAGGAATAGATGATTTCTTAATTTATGGATATGCGTTAACAGCAGCTCAAGTTTTAGGAAATTATAATTCTGTATCAGCAGTAAACCTTTCTTATACAGCTGCAGTAATGTCAGCATCTAATTCAACATTACCTATGCCAGCAATATCTGCTACAAAAACAATTAATTATGCAGATACAGCTTCTACGGCATCAGCAGACATAGTACATTCTTCTGTCTCAACTACAAGAAATATAGATCTTAATGGTGGAGGAGTATCTACATCTTCCGTTTTAATTGTAGATCCTATAGTTACAACAACAAAAAATATTGAATATTTACATACCACATCTACAGCATCTGCAACATCTCCAAATGCTGTAGTAACAGCTACCAAGACTCTTAATTACTCAGCAAGTGCTGCAACGGCATCAGCTTTATTATCTTCAAATGTATTCTTTGGCCCAACAGTTCAAGATACAAGTTATCATTTAAATATCCGACAAGTATCTGCTTCTGCAAATACTCAAGGCACTGTAGTAAGAACACTTGCAACTAATTTAAACAATAATTGGGTTGTACTAGATAGAATTGCAATAAAAGAAGATAGTGGTCTTCCAAATTACAATAAGATTATTAAGGCTAGATTAAAAACAACATCACCATTTTATACATATTCTAATGGTGGGGCTGGTAGTGCACAATTTAATATTTATGTATTTACTTCAGCACCTAAAAACGGTAAAACATTTGACACAATGCTTACAGCAGATTTGCCAGATGCAGAACTTTTATATACAACAAGATCATCCGATGACGCAAATAATCAAAGTGGTGCAGAAGACTTAACTCCAGCGTTTGCTGATTCAAGAGCTAGAACTTACGGCATCATGATTGAATTAAGTCAATACCAGCCTGGTGGAACAACGTGGGCAAATAATTTTGATGGCGGATTTAACTGGGCGGCAAGCAACGTAAATGAATTTGCAACACAATGGCTTGAAGTTTTAACAACTGATTTTATCAATAAAAATATTAATGCTGATATTATGACTGCTAATGCCACAATGACTGCGGCAACTGTAGATACTCAAACTTATGTTAATTATTCAGCTACAGCATTAACAGTATCTGGATTAATTGTAGATCCACAAGTTGGATTAAGCGTAGATACAAATGCTGCTCTATTAACTGCTTCTGGACTAGCAGTACAGCCATCGTTTGCTAGAACTGTAGCATACCCTCACGAACATGCTGAAGCATTTGGACAATTACAACCAGCATATCCATACATAGTAATGAATGCAATGATTAATGCTGCACCAATGACTCAAACAGCAACTCTTCACATGCCTGGTGGATCATTTAGCGGAACATTAATAGTTGGACATTTTGAAGCGTCTGCAACAATGGTAATGCCAGCATTTAGACTTGATGACGGATTTAATGTAACTGGAAATGTTTTAACGGCATCTGCAGAAATGATTCAGCCTTCAACAGAATCTCAATTGCTAGGTATTGTTTTTGCAGAACCTATGGTTGCAAAACGTGCAGATATAGTTACTCCTCCAGCATATGTCAGCCTTTCTTCAGATAAATGGTGGGCTAGATTATATGCTCAGCATGGAATTAGACACGGAGAACGTTGGAAGACTAGCAATTTGCCAGGAGACGGTAGTTCTTCGGCATATGCATTCTTAAAGCTATTTAATGATGTTTCTGTAGATCAAGTTTGGCCTACAAACAATGTGGCTCCAAAATTAGCAAACCAAGCTATTTGGGCTATGATTCAAGATTACCCAACTACAGCATCTACAGATGCATATAATGTTACTTACGCAACAATGTATCAGCCAACATTTACAAAGGTTGAGCCAAGACTTGTTACTGGAACATTTGATCCTTATGGAAGAAAATCTGTTAAATTCCAAAACGTTGAGTATAGCGTTGCAGAAAATCAATATACAGCAGATAGACCATATTCTCTTGAATTTTCTATTAAAACAACTAAATCTAATCAGGTTATAGCAAGTGGTAACTGGTATAGCTTCCTATATTATGGATCACGCATTGGTTCTATTGGATTAAAAGATGGAAAGCTATTTGGTGGAGTTTGGTCAGGAGCTTCAAAGGTTCCATTCCCAGGTTATAACGACTCAGATATATCTAGTGAGGTTTTATATGGCCGTCAAAGAATTGATGATGGTCAATGGCACCACATTGTAATTCAATGGGGATTTGATGATCGTGTTCAATATTGGATTGATGGACAACTAGATATTCAAACAA